AAAGTAGGAAATTGAATTGACCGTTGATGTGTTCGCAGACGTGTTCGCAGACAACACCGTCGAAGACAAAAAGGAGGAACGGCCCGTGAGCAGTGCTGAGGGGAAAATCACCATCACGTTGAAGGGTGGTGCAGGGTTCGATTCCCCGTGGATCGTTATTCACGCATCGGACATCCCGGATGCTTACGAGCAGTTGACCGGGGACAACGCGGCGTTGTTGTCGGAGTTGATGGGCAAGGTGAAGTCCGCAGCCCAGCACTTCTCCGGGGGTTCCGGTGGGGGTTCGGCACCCGCGAAGTCTGTTCCTCAGCAGGCGCAGGAGCCGCCGGCAGACGCACCCGACTGCCCCCCTGGTTGGCAGTTCCGCTCCGGGGTGTCCAAGGCAGGTAAACCCTACAAGGGGTTTTTCCCGCCCCGTGGGGACGAGTCACGCCCGATCTTCTTCTGACCGGGACTGGACAGTAGGGAGGGGCACCATCTGGGTGCCCCTCCTAACCCCCCGACGAAAGGACACCGTTTGTGAACACGCTGCTGGCTGTGATGAAAGAAATCGACGCACTCATCAAAGAACGCGACGAACTCCGCAAGCAACTCGATGTGTTGCAGGAGCCCAATAATCAGAAGAAGTTGACTGACCGTGAGGTCAAAGAGATCCGCAACCTTGCCCGCACATCGGATCTGACGCAGCGCGAGATAGCTGACTGCTACGACATCAATTCGGCAACCGTATCAAGAATAGTCAGGGGTGTTTATCACAAGTGAAGCAGCATAAGCGGCTAGTGGACGAAACCCCCGTTGTCATCAACGTGGTTGAAACAACAGAGGATTTGCAGCCGTTCCTCGACTTCACCCGGCAACACAAAGTTCTCGGTGTGGACTCCGAAACCACCGACCTCCGCATCTACTCCGATGACTTCCGGTGCCGGCTGGTGCAGTTCGGCACAGCCGACGAAGCGTGGGTAATACCCGTAGACAAAGGTGGGGCGTTTCGTCACGCCGCAAGAACCGTGCTGAAACACATCGACGGGATGGTGTTGCAGAACGCCGCTTTTGACCTTCAGGTGTTCGACAGGTGCGTCGGGGTGCCTATGGAGGAGTTGTGGCCGAAAGTTGCGGACACCCGCATCCTGGCGCATCTGGTTGACCCTCGCGGGGTGTCGGAGGGCGGTCCAGGTTTGTCTTTGGAGGACTTAACACGGCACTACATCGACCCTGCGGTGGCCGATGAGGTCAAGGGGTTGATGAATGTGTTGCGGCTGCAACACAAAACAACGAAACAACACATTTGGCGGGTGGTGCCGTTGGATGACCCGCAGTACGAACTGTACGCCGGGATGGACCCTGTTTTGGCTTACAGGTTGTACCGCAAGCTGGCCCCGCTGGTCCCGAAAGAGTCCCGCCCACTCATCGAGCAAGAACGCAAACTCGCTGAAGTGTGTTCGTACATCGAACGCCGTGGGTTCCTCCTCGATGTCGAGTACACCAAAGAGTTGTCCGAAACATTCAGGGACACAGAAGAAGCCTATGCATGGAAAGCACGCCAGTTGGGGTGCGAAAACATTTTCTCACCTGAGCAGTTGGCTGACACTTTCCAGTCCAGGGGTCACACGTTCACTGAGTTCACCCCGACAGGGAACCGGAAGGTTGACAAGGTGTTGTTGGAGCGTTTGGTGGCTTCGGGTGACGAGTTCGCCGGGGCGGTGTTTGAGGCTAAGAAAGCGCGGAAGTGGAGGACAACGTGGGTGGATGGTTTTTTGGCTGGTGTGGATGCGGGCGGCAGATGCCACGCATCAATCAACCCCTTGAGGGCACGCACAGCGAGGATGTCGATAACAGGGATACCGGCACAAACGCTGCCGGCTGGCGACTGGTTGATCCGGCGCTGCTTCGTTGCTGACGAAGGTCACCTTATAGCTTCGGTGGACTACCAAACCCAAGAGTTGCGGGTGTTGGCCGCACTGTCGGGGGATCAGACGATGATCCGGGCTTTCCAAACCGACCAGGACTTGCATCAGATGACCGCCGATGTTTCGGGGGTGGACCGCAAGATCGGGAAAATGGTGAACTTCGCTTACGTGTACGGCTCGGGGCCAAGGAACATCGCGGAGCAAGCCGACATTGATGTTCTGACCGCCCGGAAGGTCATTGCCGGTTTCGAGTCAAGATATCCCAGGGTTAAGGAGTTGTCTCAACGGTTGCAGCGTCAGGCTGTCGCTGACGGGTTTATCACTACCCCGTTTGGGCGCAGGCTTCCGGTGGATAAGGACAAGCCGTATGCGGCTTTGAATTACATGGTGCAGTCATCATCCAGGGATATAACTGCCCAAGGGTTGTTGCGGTTGCATGATGCGGGGTTCACACCGTATGTGCGGTTGCCTATTCACGATGAGGTTTTGGCTTCTTTGCCGGCGAATAAGGCTGGTTGGGGTGCCGAAAAGATTGGTGAGCTTATGGCTTGCACTTTTAAGGGTGTGCGTGTGGGTACGGACGCTGAGGTTGGTGGCCGTTCCTGGGGCTCGCTTTACGGTTCGGATTATTAGCTTGTTCCGCTGCCAGCGGAATCATCGAATTAACGGAACGAAAGGATTTGACAATGGATGAGCGTGAGTTTTTCGACAAAATGTACCAAATGTGGGCTAACACCACCGGGGCGCAAGACCGGTACTGGGACTACCAAAAAGACGGCAAAGATTACTTCTTCAACATCAATGCTGTGGGTGAGGACGGTGACGGTAAGTTCGTCGCTTCAGTTCTGTTGGATGAAGACGCTGACTTCATCACCGCTATCCACGGCTGTTTCCCCGATCTTATCCGCACTGTGCTGGCTGCTTTGGATGAGGCCGATAGGGCTGATTTTGATAAGGATGCGCGGGAGTGTCGTATTGCGGAGTTGGAAGCTGAGTTGGCTGAGTTGCGTGCCGATTTGGAAGGGCTGATTGCTGGATGAGCAGACCAGGCTGGAATGACTACCCGTGCTTGGAATGGCCGGGGCCAAGAAACGCAGACGGATACGGGATACTAAACACAACAGTCAACGGTAAGAAAAGGAGTTACCGGCAGCACAGGATTGTTTACGAAGCAGTATTCGGTCAGATTCCCGAAGGGCTAGTTCTGGATCATCTTTGCCGAAATAGGGGCTGTTCTCAACCTTGGCACTTAGAGCCTGTAACTCGCGGTGAAAATGTCAAACGAGGTATTTCAAGTCAAGTTCAGAAAGCAAGGCACGCGGCCAGGACTCATTGCAAAAACGGGCACCTGCTGTCTGATGAAAATGTCCGAATGGTAAAAGATAGTAGAGGAGTTTTTTATCGTGAGTGTGTCACATGCAGACAAGCAATCAGTAGGAAATCAAAAGCAAAAGCCAAGCTGGGCTGATTACTTTCTCGGGATAGCTGAAGCAGCTTCCAAAAGATCATCGTGTGAAAGGGCAAAAGTTGGTGCCGCAGTTGTTAAAAATGGGCGCGTCAGGGCTTTGGGCTATAACGATGCCCCTGCTGGAACGCCTGGGTGTGAAACCTGTCCTAGACGATTATCTGATGTGCCTCCGGGTTCTAACTACGACGAAGGGGCAGGGAGATGCAACGCAATCCACGCCGAAGCCAATGCGTTGATTCATTGTGATCGGGAAGACCTTGTGGGTGCCACGATTTATGTCACCCGTGAGCCGTGTTATGCGTGTGACAAGTTGATTCAGGCTGCGGGTGTTCATGGGGTTGTGTGGCCCCAGCCGGCGAACGCTTATTGCAACCGGTGTGGTATCCCGCATGTGGAAGGGAAGTGTGGAAGACCATGAGTGACTGCGCTTGGTGGATGCCGTACCTGTCGGCAGGTATCGGCGGTTTTGTCGGTGCCGCGTTTATGGATTGGTGGAACAGACGATGAGTGAGTTGCGTGACCGTATCGCCGCCGCGATCAAGGCCGCTGATAAACGAGTAGCTGGTTTCATCAGCTACGAAGAACGAGCCGACGCGGTGATCGAAGCCCTAGACCTACAACCCGAATACGGACACCTAGACGAAACCGACAGCGGAATCATCGCAGACACCATCCCAGAACTAGGGGAACCATGCCCAGGCGAAACCCTCCGACACAGGTACATAACACCGTGGAAGGACATCAATGAAACTGACTGAACTGATCCTCCAACTCCACACAATCATGCTGGAAAAAGGGAACCTCGACGTGATGCTGTGGGACGAACAAGGCTGGGTTGAACCCAACCCGAAATACGTTGAGTTCTCAAAACGGGTCGAACTCAACTGACATCTACACACCGACCGTAACGAGGTCTCGTCATGTACGATGTGTAGATGCGTGTACTAGGCCGTATCCGGCTGTCCCGTCTGACCGAAGAATCTACCTCCGCTGCACGTCAACGCGAAGTAATCCAACAGTGGGCTGACACCCACGGGCACGAACTGATCGGCTGGGCCGAAGACCTCGACATTTCCGGCTCAGTCGATCCGTTCGACACCCCATCGTTAGGGCCGTGGCTGCGGCCAGACCGGGAAGGGGAATGGGACACGCTGTGCGTGTCGAAACTTGACCGTCTAGGGCGCAACTCAATCAAGCTGAACAAACTTTTTGGGTGGGCTGTAGAGCACGGCAAAACCGTGGTGTCCTGCTCTGAGGGGATAGACCTGGGGACACCGGTAGGCAGGCTGATCGCCAACGTGATCGCGTTCCTCGCGGAAGGGGAACTTGAGGCGATACGTGAACGCACCAAAGCGTCCCGGCGCAAACTGTTGGAGTCCGGTAGGTGGGCTGGTGGTAACCCGCAATTCGGGTACAAAGCGGTGCAGATGCCCGGTGGCGGGTGGCGGCTGGAACCAGACCTGGATCAGGTTGCCGTTTTGAAACAGATGATCGCAGACGTTATTGCCGGCACCCCAATTATAGGTGTCTCAGAAAAGTACGGTATGCCGCCGTCAACGCTGTGGCAGATACTTGAATCGAAACAGTTGCTTGGCCACGCCACATTCGAGAAGCAAACCGTCAGGGATTCACAAGGCAAACCGGTGTTCAACGGTGAACCGTTATTGACACCTGTCGAATGGGATCGTCTGCAAGAGGCGTTAATGGCACGCAGGCAAGGCCCGAAACGGTCGAAGAACACATCCCCGCTTCTCGGGGTTGTTAAATGTTTCGTGTGTGACGATAACTTGTTGCATAAAATCTATCATCGGGATTACGGTAAACGTCTGTACCGGTATTATCATTGCCGGGTGCCTGGTCATTGCGCCCAGGTCGATGCCGAAATGGTGGAGGAAATGCTTGAGGAAGTGTTTCTGGACGCTGTTGGCAACAGCCCGGTGATGGAAAAAGTGTTTATCCCCGCCGAAAACCATCAAATCGAATTAGACGAGGCTAGAAGGGCCGTAGACGAACTTTTACCCTTGTTGGGTATGGTCACATCGGACAGTATGCGTTCAAGGCTCACAGAACAAATGAGAGCCCTAGATTTTCGGATAACCTCTCTAGAAAAACTACCTGTGCGTGAAGCCGGATACAAATACATCGAAACCGATACCACCTACCACCAAAGGTGGAAAGATGAGGAAACTGAAGGCCGCAGGCAACTATTGCTGAAATCCGGTATCCGATTCCGGGTCAAAAGAACACCAGGCACCCAAGCAATCCAATCCGAACTGTATGTCCCCGAAGAAATACTAGACCTGTTAAACGCAAAAAAATCCCCTACCCGAAGGTAGGGGACTTTCTTGTTTTAGTTGGGCATCTTTCCGAACCTGCCGTGGCATAGCCGGCACTCACCTTGCTCCACGTCCTCACGTTTACCGTCAGGGGTGTATAAGGCTAGCGGCATAACCTCGCGGCAGCCACACAGACGCAAACCCGCGTCCAATAAATCCTGCGGGGTGACCATCAGATCGCCTTGAGGACAGTCCAGCCAGCCAACGTCGGCTGCTGATCGTTGGAGACACTGCCGTCCAACCCGGTCACATGCCAATACGGCACACCCTGATCGGACACCCGCACCGCGATATTACCGGTGCCAGGTTCCTCAAGGACGGTGCCCACAGGGTCACCGCCCTGGACACGCTGCACAGCCGCCAGGACGGCTTTGACTTGTTCTTCTGTTAGGTCTGCTACTTGTGCGGTCACGGCCCGCACTAAACCGGCATCAGCCACAACAACTCCCTACTTTGAATCGAACATCACGAATTGGGCGGCTTTACCGGACTGCAACGCACCAGCGTTCGAGAACGCCAACCCGGTGTACCGGTGGGTGGAACCGACGAACGAAATCCTGCCGGTGTCTATCGCCTCAAGGATTTGGGTGCCGCCCTCGAACAGTCGGAAGGTGTACGGGGCATCAGCAGCCCCGCCTGTGCCCTTCACACCGCACTGCAACGTGTAGCTGGCGGCGGGGTTGAAGTTGAACGAAGCAGCCTTCTTGAAGATCGTTTCCGTGCCACGAATGTTCACACCGATCTCAGCGGACTTAGCGCCCAGCTTCGCAAACACGAACGTCGCAGTTGTGTCAGTGTTACCCATCTTGGCGACACGCCCCATGATGTAGTTGAACGCAGTCTGGTTGAACAAACCTACTTGCGGCTTCGAGGCGAACACCACACCAACACGCTGAAAGTCAGTGCCGGTGTCCTCCGCAACATATTTGGCCCAACCGGTGCGGGTAGCCAGAGGGAAACAAAACAACCACATCTTGCCGTCTTTAATCTCAATGGTTTCCGCAGCTAAACCTTTATGCCACGTTTCCCATTTCGACCCAGGACCACCGTCGGGGTAGAGGTTGAAGTTCTCCGTTTTGCTGATCCCGTCACTGCCGCCGGCAAACAGGGCGGCCACATCGGAGTTCAGGCCGGCGATAGCGGCTTTGATCTGCTCCATCGTCGCGTAAACGTCGAAGAATTCCCAATCGCCTTCGTCGTCTGCCCACCCATTGACGATGTTGTTGATGATGTCTTTGATGAACTTCAGCGGATCGGGTTTGGTTTTCAGGGCACCCATGATGGAGGTGACGGCATTCATTTCGGAGCCGAAATCACCGCCCACCACCGGCTCGAACTGCCGCAAAGCATCCAACGGCAACCGCAACAGTTGACGCTCCACATGCTCCAACGGGTTATCCCAGCTTGGGGTGACACCCACCAGTTGGTTGAGCATCGTTTCGTTGACGTTCTGACCCCAGTCACCAGGCCCGACACCAACCCTATTCATCAGCGACCTCGGCGGGCAGGAACGCCGGCCCGTTACGGGGCTCCTGAACCAAACCGGCATCCACGAACTGCTGCAACATCGCAGCCTGCTCATCAGCGGTCAGTTCAGACACATCCGGCAGCCGGACAGGCTCAGGGGCCGGGGTGCCCTCAGAAACCCACCTGGCGGCGTTGTTGTAGGCGTTCTGCGGCCCACGCATCGCCGGTTCGAACTGCAACACCTGGCGGGGAATCTGATCCACATGCACCATGCCGTTCTCGTCCGCGAGCGAAGCAATAAAGTCGCGGTGAAAAAACCCGCAATTAAACAAATGCTCCGACCACTGGGTGAGAAACATCGGATGGGTGATCCCACCGACACCGGCAATCATAGGCAGGTTGCGTAAAGCCCACACGAAATGCTCTTTCGGGTTGGCGTAGTTCGTCTGTTCCTGCGGCCTAATCATCGGGTGCGGTACCTTTCTGTCATTTGGGTGAACAACTCCCACCTGGCCGCTTCCAACAAACCCAACGCATCAATAATGGAAGTGTTCTCATCCATGATGATTGAGAAACCCTGATTGCCACCGGGCGTGATGTGCCTAGACACACTGATTTTCTGAAACACCAAATCGTCATCCATCACAACAAACCTAACTGCGATCCGATACTTCCCAACTTTTGGATTTCGGTCATCACGCGGGTCATCGGGTCTGCGGGTTTGCGGTACCCCAAACTGATCTGCCAACCACTCGGGCCGTCCTTACCCCAAGAGTATTTCGCCTTCTTCACACGCTCAACAAAGATCGTGTCCTCATCCGGGTAGCCCAGGACAGTTGTTCCGACACGGGAACCGACCCACATATGCCCGTAGCCGTTCCTGCCGAACAAATACGGGGCAGCGTCACTAATCTCAAGGGTGTGCGCTGTATGGGCCTGCGTCTCAAACATCCGCTTTTTGATCGCCATAGCAGCACCAAGAGTGAAAGCCTTCTCAGCCTCACCCCAGCCCTCGTAATAATGGAAGTCCCCTAAACCGGTTTTGATATTTTCCAGCCCTGCGATAGGCAGACTAATTCCCATAGCGCGGAATGTTGGTACCTGCATAAATGCCAACAGAACATCGCGGTAGAAAAGCTGGGCTATAGCGTCAAGCATACCGCCCAGTGAAGGCATTTCAACCGGGATAGCGCCGACAGGCGCACCAGAAGCAGCCTCTAGCGCACTGTTAATCAGCGACGAAATTATATCGCCGCCAATATTCACGCCGGCACTGAAAGCCTCATTAATGCCCGGTGCTGACGAACCGCCCGTGAGGAAGCTGGTATCGGTAGCCTCAAAATACTGAAACTCCGACGATTTAATTCCAGTGTATTTACCCTCCTGGAACACCACATGCGGTGCCTGCGGCGACGTTCCGAAAAACATCGGAGTGTAGTATTCACCCGGAAACGTCGGATCACCAGTGAAAACATCCACACCTTCGGTGTACCCGTCGGAGGTCAACTGGACGATGCCCCTGGTCAAACCGACCAGAATAGAACCACCGAAAGCGGTTTCCTTACCCCACTCATTGTTGTCCTCGACATCCCACACAAGGCAGCCGTGCCGCAACGGAATAGCGGTGTAAAGGTCTTGCAGCAGCTTTTGTTCACCCAGCAGGTTCTCGAACGGGTGCGGGTCACGATCCGACAAATAGCGGCGACAGGTGATCGTCAAACCGGTGTCGTCAAGGACTTGTTTCGCCATATCGTAAAACGATGCGAAACGGGAGAAAATAATGGTGACCGGGGTGTTGTCACCGATCAGCGGATACGGTTTAACGATGTTCCGCCAATTACCCGGCC